ACCGCTGGAGCGGGTATAGACGTTGGACGCGCTGGTGTCGGCGGTCGCCGGCAGCGCGCCGTAGGTCGCGCCCTTGTCGAACATCAGCTGGTCCCGTCCGCCGCCAGCCCCCGTGCTGAGCAGCCCGTGGCCGAAGTGCGACAAGCGGCGCAGCGAGATCGCGGCGCTCGCTTGCAGGCACAGCCACGGAAACCCCGCGGGCATCCCGAACGGCGTGGCTGGCGTGACCGCGCGCAAGCCGGTCGCCGAGGTATCGATCTGCGCCGCCGCGGTGAATTCGGTCAGCAGGTTGCCGGGGCCACCCGAGCTCTGGTCGGTGTCGTAGATGCCCATGCGCAGCGTGGAGGACGCCACCGCCGTGGTCACATCGACAGCCACCTGCACGATCGGCTTGCCATACACGTACTCGATCGGGATATACAGGCGGGCGCCGGCCGACATCGCGAACACCCCCGAGGCGCTGTCATAGGTGACGCGGGTATTGAACGGCTGCCAGATGTCGGAACTGGACGAGGTGACGTTGAACGTGGCGGGCAGCGCGGCCTTCTGGGTGTTCGCGCCGCCGCCGAAGGTGATCACGATGTTCGCCGCCGTCGCGCCGAAACTCAGCGCGCTCGGGTTCGACTTGTTGTAGCTGCCGCCGGCCACCCAGGTCTTGAGCACCGTGGTGCGGGTCAGCACGTTGGTCGCCAGGTTCAGCACGCCGAGCCCGGATTCCTCGCGCACCAGCGTGGCCAGCGTGGCATCGCTGTACTCGGCGATCTGGTATTCCACAACCAGAGAGCCCGACGTGCCAAAGGCGTCGATCGGCTGCGGATAGCCGTCGCCCCGACTGGCCAGCGTGAATGCGCCCGGGCCGCCGGTGCCGTTATGGGTGCAGCGCAGTCCGTCGGCGAACATGCGTCAGCCCACCGTCAGCGCGCCATTGGCCTGGTCGAGGTCGACCAGCAGCGACTCACCATCGTTCAGCGTGATCGAGGCGCCGTAGTCCCACAGGCCGATCAGGTCGCCATTGGTCGCGGTGGCGTTGGCCAGCACGACATAGCGGAACGGGCCGACTGTGCCGCCAGACGCAGCCAGCGTCAGGTCGGCCAGCACGCACTTGTAGGTGCCGCCGCTTTGCGAGGCCGAGCTGCGCGTTAGGTTGCGCGTCGAGCAGTGCGAATAGTCGGCGATCTGGGTGATGTCGGCGGTGACCGCGTTGGTCGCCACCGCCGGCGCGGTGTTGGTGAGCAGCAGCACCAACTGGTCGGCGCTGAGGTTGTGCTTCTTTTCGGCCAGCGCTTGGGCGTAGGCGTTGAATCGTTGGAATGCAGCCATGGGCTAGCCTTTCTTGTCACGTGACTGCGCAAGCCGCGCGCGCAGCTGGTCATCTGTTTTGCCGACGACGTCGGCGGGGAGGATGGCGACCGGGCCGCGCGCGCCGCAGACCGTGCCCACCACGGCGTGCGGGTCGCGCGCCCACGCGCGCAGCGCGGCGAGCGTGGCGGCGGGGCCGGGCGCCATCGGTGGATTACCTGTTACGCTGGCCACGGGCCGGCTTTGCGGCCGGCGGCTCTGCCGATTGCTCTCCAACGGGCTCGCCAGCCGGTTCGCCGCCTTCATCGGACACCGCATGGGCGGCTGCGCCAGAGTCAGCAGTCTCCGTAACATTCGATTCCGCCTCGACCACCAGGCCGTTCGCCTTCAGGTCGGCGAAGCGCTGGCGCGACACCTGGAAGGGCGCGCTGTCCGGGTTCTTGAAACCCTCTTCGCCGTGGAACGTCTTGACGGCACGCGCCATCACTTCGTTTTCTTGCATGGATTCTCCTTATCAAAAGGGCCGCGAGCAGCGGCCCTCCTGCTGGGTCGATTACAGCGAGCCGGTAACGAAGGCTTCCGGCCGGTAGACTGCCAGCGCGGCGCGCTCTTCCGCGCGGATCGTGCACATGCCCTTTTCGAAGTCGTCCACGTTCTCGGTGGACAACAGCACCTCGATCTCCTGGCGGTCGAACACCTGGGCGCCGAGGTTGAAGGCGCCGGTCAGGAAGGTGCTGGCCGTCATTGCCTGGGTCTCGACCACCGGCAGGCCCCACAGCCGCGGGGTCGAGCCGTTGACCGGCGAACCGACGATGTAGCGCCCTTGCTCGTCCTTGGTGAGCTCGATGCCGGTCCAGTCGATCGGGTTCAGGACGAAGCCGGACGACGGGTACTCGGCCAGGATCACCTGCAGCAGCGCCAGGCGCAGCTTGTCGATCGCGGTCGGCGCGGTCAGCGTGATCGCGGCGGCATAGGCACTGGCCTGCGGCACAATGCCGAGGATGTTGGCGCCGGTGCCGTCACCGAACAGGAACTGCAGTTCCTCGCGGTAGCGCAGGCCGTACTGCGCGCGGCCGTCGATGTAGCTGGCCAGGCCCTTGGCATCGTCGAGCAGCTGGCGCGAGGCCTTGAAGATGTGCGAGATGGTGCGAACCGGCGCGGTCTTCAGGTCGAAGATCAGGTTCGACTTGGCCATCGCCGCGCCTTCGGCGCGCGGCGCGGCGTTGTTGGTGAAGCCGGTCTCGCGCACGAACTCGATCGAGTTGGTGTCGGTCTGCCCGGGCATGACCAGGTCGCGGATGGTCATCTTGCGCTCCGGCGAGGCGATGATGCCCGGCTGGCGGTCGCCCAGGACCAGCGAGTTCGACGCGCTGACGCCGGTGCCGACGGTGGCGCTCACGTTCAGCAGGTCCTTGCGCTCCATCGAGACGCGCATCGACTTCTGCGCCGAGCTGTCCATGGCCTTGAAGCCATCGCTCTCGACCACGCGCTGGCCGATGGACTTGCGCTCGGCCGACTCGCCCTCGCCCGGGCGGCGCGCCATCTTCTGCTCGACCTCGGCCAGGCGCTGTTTCAGCTCGCCGTGCTGGACCAGCAGCTCGTCGACCTTTTCCTTCGATTTTTCGGCCATGTCGCCGGTTTTCTTGGCCTCGGCCAGCGCCTTTTCGCCGGCTTCCTTGACTTGCTGGGTGATCTTGTCGAGCGCCTGCTTGATATCGTTTTCGGTGTTGTCAGCCATTTACAGCTCCATAAAATGAAAAAACCCGCTCGCAAGCGGGTCCGGTGTGGGTCAGTGACGGGGTTACTGCAAGCTGAAGTCCTGCAACAGCTTCAGCGCATCGCTGGTGTCGCCATCGGCCTCACGCCGATCAAGCAGTTTGCGCAGGCCGTTACCAGCGACGGCTTTGGCCTGCGTTTTCGAGAACCCTGCCTCGCACAGGAAGTTCTCGAATTCGGGCAGCGTCGGCAGATCGCCGGCCTTGAGCGTGCGCTCGATCGACTTGACGCTATCGATCGTCGCCTCCTCGTTCATCGGGAAGGTCACGATGCTGATCTCGACCAGCTCCAGTTCGATCAGGGTGCGGATACCCTCTTTTTCGTTCCAGCTGTCCTTCAGCACGTAGTAACCGATCGACAGGCCCTTGACGATCCGGCGCTTCATCAGCGCGTAGGCTTCGGCGGCCCGGGTCACGTCGTCCTTCAGCAGGAAACCGCCGACCTTCAGGCCGTGATCGTCCTCTTCGAGCAAGTCGAAGCCGCCGATCGGCTCGCGGTAGTTGTGCTGCCACAGCGCGGGCAGCGGATCGCCGGCGGCCTTGATGCGTTTCAGGCTGTCGGTGAAGGCGCCCTTGGCCACGATGTCGCGCCCGCCGTCGACGTTACCGAACACCGAGCCGTAGCCGGTGAAGGTGCCGTCGTCGGCCGCGTCGGCCTTGAATGCGAACTCCTTGCGCTCCAGGACAGCGCCGCTTTTATGCTTCATGCTTGAATTCTCCGTCTTGTTTCAGGCCGAGCCAGTCGAGTACCGCGTTCTTCGCGGCGGTGGCGGTCGAGGTGATCTTGCCCAGCATGGACAAGGGGATCAGGTTGCTCTGGACGGTCAACTCGTCGCCGCCGTCCATGCGCGGGAGGTTTTCCAGTTGGCGCACCTCGTTGCGGGTGTAGATGCCGTTCTGGGTCATGATCGAGTAGAACTGGGCGCGCGCGGCGCTGTCGGCGCGCAGCAGGCCCTCGACGCCGAATTCGCCGAAAAAGCGCCCTTTTTCGCCCGGCGCAAGCGCCGATTTACGCACCGCACTCTCGACCTTTGACAGGATCGGGCGCAACGCGAAGGTCAGGAAAGCGATCATCTGCTGCTCGATGCCGGTTCCCCAGTTCGACACCGCGCCGCCATGGCCGACCATCGATGGCGGCACCCGGAACCAGCGGCAGATTTCCTCGACGGAGAACTGGCGGCTCTCCAGCATCTGCGAGTCGGTCGGGTTCATCGTCAATTGCTGGTAGTCGGCGTCGTTTTCCAGCACCATCGCGGTGCCGGCGTCCGGGCCGCCCGCGGTATAGGCCCTGAGGCGGGCGCCCAGCTTCTCGCGCTGCTCCTTGCTGAGCGTGCCCTTCACCTTCAGGAAGCCAGCGGCGCGCATCCCGGTGCTGTATACCTTGGCGCTGGCGTCATCGACCGCTCGCGCCGAGCCGAACACCCGGGCGCCGTACGACATCGGGGTCAGGCCGTTGACGCCGTCCAGGCTGAAGGCCGGGATGTTGATCAGGTCGTCCTCAGGGATCAGCCGCAGCGTGCCGTCGAGGTCGTGGTATTTGTATTCCATCGAGCCGTCGCTCAGGCGGCGCTTGCGGATCCGCTGCGGCAGCAGGAAATTGAGCGCCACCACGCGCTTGCCGATACGCGCCTTCTCGATGTAGGCGTTGCCCCACAGGAGCATGCTGGCGATGACCGCCTCCCAGAACTGCACCGCCGTCATGTCGGCGTTCGGCTGGTTGTGCAGCAGCTCGTACAGCGGGTGGTCGGTGGCGGGGCGCCGCGAACCGTCCGGCAGCCGCTCGTAAAAGCCAAACGGCAGGGTCGAAATGGTCTCCGCGATCAGTCTCACGCAAGCCCACACGGTGGACAGCTGCAGCGCGGCGTGCACCGTGACCGGCTTGCCGCCGCCACCTGCGCCTGCATAGGCCGCCCAGAACTCGCCATCGGTGAGCGAAATCGGCTGGCCGAGCCATTTCAGCACGGCCGATTTGAAGCGGCCGGGCGGTTTGTTCTTGGTTTCGGTCATGTGAGTCCAGTTAGCCGACGAGGATGTCATCCACCCAGTCGTTGTTGGCGGCGGGGGCTGGATTGAGCGCCATCAGCGAGACGGCGTTGAGCATCGCCATCAGCGGGTCGATCTTGGCCGAGCCGGAGGCCTGCTTGGTGATCACGATGGCGTTGCCCTTCGGTTCGACCTTGGCGTTGCCGACGCACCAGGCCATCAGTGGCCGGCCGCCGTGCACCAGCACGCCCTCGGCCAGCTTGCGCTCGGCGGTCTTGATCGCGCCGCTCAGCTTCCAGCCCTGCGAGATGCCGACGATCTTGTCTTCCGGGACGCCTGCTTCGAGCAGCGCGTCGAGGATCGCGCCGAGGCCGGCCGGATCGACACCGATCTTGTCGAGCTTGCCGGACTGTTCCAACGTAGCGAAGATGGCGGCCACCTCGGCGACGTCGTCGCCGATGCGCTCGACCAGCACCAGGTCGCCGTCGCGGGCGAAGTCGTGCAGGCGCGGCGCGATGTCCTTGCGCCGCTCCAGCACCGAGGGGTGGGCCCAGGCGCGGCACCACGCCAGCCATTCGCGGGTGGTGGCGCAGCGCCCGAGCGCCGAGGCGCCGAGCAGGTCGTCGAGGCCGCCGCCGTCGATGCCGCCGGTGACCACCTCGCAGCGAGCGATCAGCTCGTCCAGGCTGAACACCGGGCGCGCCTGCTGTTCCCAGAAGCCGGCGCCGGCCCAGCGATCCGAGCGCAGCGCCAGGCCGATCTCGACGTTCAGGTGCTTGGCGAGGAAGCCGCGCAGCGATTCCTCGCCGGCGCTCTGGGCCTTGGCCAGCTCGCGCTCGAGGTAGGCGCGGTCGACCGAGTAGTTCAGGTTCGGGTTGACGATGCCGAAGTGTTCCGGCTGGAGGTAGGCCTTGGCGACCACCATGTCCGGCGGGAACTCGTAGATGACCGGCAGGAAGTGGCGGTCATCGATCACACCGTCGCGCACGTCGCGCGCGTACTGCAGGTCCTGGCGGAAGATGCCGGCCGGCGGCTCGTCCGACTGGGTGCTGAGCTTGATGACGATGCCCTCGGGCCGCGCCGCCAGACCGCCGGTCGCCTCGCGGAACATGTTCTCCGCGTTGTGGCGCTTACCGAAGATCCACTCCTCGTCGATCAGGATCCAGCTGGCCTTCTTGCCGCCGACCGTGTCATTGTCGGCGGCGACCACCTTCAGCGTGGCGCCGTTGTTGCGGTCGGTGATCGTACGGACGTGGTCCTGCACGTGGAACATCTTGTCCAGCTCGTCGTCGGCCTTGATCATGTCGCGCGCCGGCGCAAACGCGTTGTTGGCGATCTCGATGGTCGGCGCCAGGATGATCAGCTCGGCCGAGGCGCGCCAGTTCAGGATCAGCGCGGTGACCATGATGCCGGCGGCGATCGTGCTCTTCGAATTCTTCTTCGGGATCGCCAGGAAGGCTTCCTTGATCAGGCGCCGGCCGCTGTCGGCGTCGTAGGCGCCGAAGATGGCGCCTACGAAGTCAAACACCCACGGGGCGCAGGCCTCGCCGAAAGTCGGGCTGCCGGGCGCATCGACGATGCGCAACAGCTTGAAGGTGGCGACCGCCTCGGCGGCCTGATCCGGGAAGATCGGCGGCGGGATAATGGATTGGCCCTGTTTCAGCCTGTCGGCCCAATCCGGACAGGCTGTGGTCCATTCCATGCGCGCGTCCTTTACTTCACTGCCCGCAGTTGGCCAGGTGCAGGGGTACGGCCAAACTTGCTACCGGCCTCCTTGGCCTGCTCGGCCTGTTGCTCCTTCTTGCCGCCCTCGCCCTTTTTCGGGTGCACGAACGGCATCAGCGCCTTGGCCGCTTCGATGCGCTGTTTCGGATCGAGCTCGTTGTCATTCATCGCGGCGAGCAGGAACGCCTTCGGGTCGGAGTGCAGCAACGCCGCATTCAGGTCGAACGTCGGCTTCGGCGGAGGCGGTAGCGCCGTCTTCGGCGCCGTCGCCGCACCGGCGCGCTTGCGCTGCTTGGGAGCGGCGGCGGCCTCGGTGGCTGCTTTCTTGCGGCGGTCGATATATGCCACGACGTCCTTGTCCCTCGCCAGACGCGAGCCGGCTGGCCCGGCAGTCTTGGCGCTATACCCAGCGTGGATCGCCGCTTCCTTGTTCGATAGCCCGGCCAGAACGGCATCCGCGAAGGCTCGCTTGTTGCCCGTTAAAGCCATTAACAATTCCTCCAGGGGAGATTTATTCTGTGCGTGCG